CCATATATGAGCACGATACTTTTATCCATAAAACCCGAATATGTTGAGAAAATTTTTAATGGAACAAAGCGATATGAGTTTCGAAAGCACCTTGCTCAAAATGATGTTTCAACAATTGTCGTGTATTCCACATTTCCAGAAATGAAAGTTGTCGGAGAAGCCCAAGTAAAACGAACTCTTAAAATGGCCAAAACACCACTTTGGGAAATTACAAAAAAAGAAGCCGGCATTAGTAGGAATAAATACCGTAGATATTTTGAAAACAGTAACGTAGCTTGTGCATATGTTTTAGGAAAAACAAAAAAATATGATCAGCCAAGAACGCTCAAAGATTATGGTTTATCTCAAGCTCCACAATCGTTTGTTTATTTAAAAACATGTCCGTATTGTGATGAAGTAATCTTGAAAAACAGTCATAATACAACATTAAATAATTGTAAAAGCGAAGAACATATTATACCAAAATCACTTGGGAACGAAGAGATGATTTTACCTAAAGGTATTATTTGTGATAGTTGTAATAATTATTTTGCAAGAGAAATAGATAAACCTTTTCTTGAAAATGAAACAATCAAATTATTGCGAACATTTCACACTATTCCAAGCAGGAAAGGAAATATACCGCCATTAGAAATCTTCGTAAATCATGAAATATCGAAGCTTGAATTTGATGCTAAAAACAATTGTTGCTATATCGGCTTATCTCCAGAAACAATAAACAAGATCTGCAATAAGGAAATATCTATGCTTATTTCTAGAGGTATAGATACTGAGTCATTAAGAGAAAATTATGTGGTCAGCAGATTCCTTGTAAAAATATTTACAGAAACGTATACATATTTTCTTTATCGGAATAATTTTTTGAAAGAAAATTGTTTTTTTGTATTCGATAAAAAAATGAAAGAATTAGTGAATTATGTACGGCAAGGGAATAAAAACGGCAAAATATACAACTATACTGTAAGGCAATACAAGGAAATACAACCTTTTTCAGATGATGACTTTATTGCAAAAATAACATTTAATTTTGATAATAAAAAAATAATTGGGATGACATTATTGATTTTTGAATTGGAATTTAATTTGTTTTTATAAAATAGTAATTTTTCTCTGGACTTTCTAAAACCCTTATGGTACTGTTGTGTACTGCAAAGGAGGTGCGGATATGGCACAGATGAGTTTAGAAGAATTGTACCGCGGAGAAGGTGCGGGAGAAAAGTACGGTATCTTGGGAGAAGTTATGAAAGACTTCCTCCAAAACGGGCGTCCGTCGGAATACGACGAGCGTACTTGGCTTGAAATGCTGCTTGTCAAGCACGCGCTGATTGCGGCAGAAAAAATGAAAAATGAGGGCGACACGGTGTCGGGTATGACCGATGACATGTCGTCCTCTTCTTATGTGAGGTGGAATGAAAATGACAACGCTTGAAGATCTGTACTACGGCAATATCGTTCCGCACGAACACAGTTTTAAGCGCGGGAGTGCTTACAGTGAAGTGTTGAGCTATGTTATTCGGCATCAGGATAGCTTGATACCGACGCTTACGGCTCAGCAGAAAGAAGTCTTTGAAAAGCTCAAAGACTGCGAGGCGGAACTGCACGGTATGAATGAGCGCGAAGCGTTTATCAGCGGCTTTAAGCTCGCGGCGAGAATCATGACCGAAGTGTTGTACGAGCCGTCAGAGGATTGAATTTGCAGAAACAAGGCCGAGCCGATTTCGCGGTTTGGCCTTGCGATTTTCAGTTCTACACAGCACGGTTAAAATCTGCACCGCAGAAAACAAAGAAAACAGTATTCCCGCAAAAGCGCCGGAATATACACTGCGAAAGTGAAAAACTTGACAAAATTTTTCCGGTATGTTATACTGCAAGTAAATAAAGCAACCGACAATTGAATACACATATTTCTGTTTTGAGTTTCAGACTCGCACTTACATAATCACCGATGCAGATCAGCATCGGGATTGAGTGCGGGTCTTTTTGTTTTGCAAAACAGCAGTCCTCTACATAACACGGCGAAAAACCGTGTGAATTTAACAGGAGGAAAAACCAATGAAAGAATCTGTTTACACCGCTTATGAGGATCTGCCGTTGTTCCTTAATGCTGAAACGGTAGCCAAACTCCTCGGTATCTCCATCTCAAGCAGCTACGAGCTGATGCACGAGAAAGGGTTTCCGTCGTTGCGTATCGGCTCACGGCTCATCGTACCGAAAGAAAAATTCCGCGCATGGGTCGAAGAAAAGACGGGAGGCAGCATTTGAAATTCACCCGATATCCAAAGCGTGATGCGATCCGGGATTATTTTCCTCTGCCGAATGAAATTTTCAGCTTGGGTCTCAGCACCGGTGAGATTGCAGTGTATGCGTATCTGATGTACTGCGAGGACAGGAAAACATTTCAATGCCATCCAAGCTACAAAACGATTGGCAACGCTGTCGGTATGAGCAAAAACACCGTCAAGAAATATGTAGACAGCCTGATTGAAAAGCAGCTGATTACTGCAGAGCCGACCTCTGTGTACACGCAAAAAGGCGAAAAGCGTAACGGCAATTTGCTTTATACCGTTCGCCCGATAGAGGATGCGGTGGAGTATCATTACGAGCAGCAGATGATTCGTTTGGAATGTGAAATACGGTGTCAGTCAGCTTTGAAAAAAATCGCCGAATATGACTGTAAACACGAAAAATCGGCGGTTTAACGGCAGTTTTACGGCTCGTCCGAAAATAAGCAGGAGAAAGCGAGGGGTTGCCTTGATTTCCCCTCGCAGGGAACAGCGGACGGCAACGCCGACCGCATAAGGGTTTGTACGGCTTTTGCAATCCGGTTACGAAACCGCAATTTAGGGGTTGCTCGAATTTTAACCTCGCTGATTTAGGGGTTGCGAATTTTACCGCAAATTTAGCTGGATATTCCGCCATGTATGTGGTATTGTGTTGTACTGCGAAAGGATGTGATACTATGGCAAAGCGAAGACCGTCAGGCGACGGAATGGTACGCAAGCGCAGTGACGGACGGTGGGAAGGCAGAATCGTTGTCGGCCACAAAAAGAACGGCGATCCGATCCACCGTTATGTGCTTGCCAAAACACAACGGGAGCTGACCGAAAAACTCCACGACTGCATCGCGATGTACCGCGACGCCGACCTCACCGAAGAATGCAATATGACGCTCGGCGAATGGCTCGACCGATGGATCAATGAATATATGATCTTCACGATTCGCGAGGGCACCTTGAATTCTTACAAAGCGATGATTAAAAATCAAATCAAGCCGTATCTCGGCGACAGACCGCTGTCTGCGCTCACAACACAGGAAATGCAAAAATTCTATAACACCGTTAAAAAGAATGGTCGGGTGAAACCTGACAAGCTACACGGTACAGAACTTGCCGACAGTATGGTGCGTGGTATTCATATGATGCTGCACGAAGCACTCGATATGGCGGTGTGCCTACGGCTGATTGTTAAAAATCCAACGGTCGGTACGACTATCCCAAAAAATAATTATCCGCCGAAGCAGATACTCAATGACGAACAGCTTGAGCGATTCATGCAGCGCATTCGGCAGGATGAACTGTGGTACGATTTCTTCTACACCGAGCTGACCACAGGACTGCGGCGGGGTGAAATCTGCGGACTGAAGTGGGAGGACTTCGATGTGGAAAACGGAAAGCTGAAAGTGAGGCGCTCGGTTGCTAAAAGGAAAGGCGGCGGATTGAATATCGGCGAAACCAAAACCGAGACGGGAACGCGCACGATTGTCCTGCCGCCGAGCACTGCGGAACTTCTGCGGAAGCGAAAAGAAACGGCAGTCAGCGAATGGATATTCCCGAATATCTATGAGCCCGAAAAACCGATGCACCCCGACTATGCTTACCACCGATTAAAAACACTGTTAAAACAGGCTGAGCTTCCGCTGATTCGGTTCCACGATCTGCGCCACACCTTCGCCACTCACGCGCTGGCGGGCGGCGTGGATGCGAAAACCCTGTCGGGAATCCTCGGACATACCAACGCCAGCTTCACGCTGGACACCTACACCCATGTGACCACCGATATGCAAAAGAATGCTTCCAACATTGTGGGCAGCTTTATGGACGAAATTATGCTTGAAGGAGATGATACCAATCGCTAAAAAAAGAAAAAATGGCGAAGGTACACTTCGCCTGCGAAAAGACGGGCGGTGGGAAGGCCGCATTGTGACCGATTACCGTGAGGACGGTCGGCCGATCACCAAGAATGTAACCGCAAAAACGAAAACGGAATGCTGTGCAAAGCTGGAAAAGCTGAAAGAGCAGTACGGCCGTCACACGGACAAAATCAAATCGGATATGCCGTTCGGGGATTGGATCGACTTCTGGTATCAGACCTACTGCCGACACACACTCCGTATTACCACAAGAACCGACTATGAAAATCGCATTTACAATCATATCATTCCCGAAATCGGAAAAATTCCGCTGAACAGGCTGTCACAGTCGGATTTACAGCAATTCTACGCAAAGGAAAAGACAGACGGAAGAAAACTGCATGCAAAAATTTACGGAAAGGGACTTTCGGACAGAACGATAAGGGGGATACATGCCAACTGCCGCACAGCTTTACAGCGGGCGGTACAGGACGGTTTGATACGAACCAATCCCGCTGTCGGCTGTAAGCTGCCGCCGAAGAAAGCACGGGAGATGCAGGTGCTCACGCAAAATGAAATTATCCGATTTCTGCATCAGGCAAAAGAAGAAGGCTATTATGAACTCTTTCTGCTGGAGCTCGGCACGGGGATGCGGCGCGGTGAAATATTGGCGCTCAAATGGAGCGACCTCAACTTCGCAACAGGAGAGCTTCGCATTGAACGGCAGGTATATATCATCAAGGCAGAGGTGATTATATCAGCGCCGAAAACAAAAGCCTCGATACGCACTGTTATTCTGCCACTGTCACTCCTCAAAACCCTTGCGGCGTATAAGAAAACGGTGGATTCGGAATGGATGTTTCCGTCACCGACGGATAACGGCAGACCGAGAAATCCGTCATCGGTTAGAAAACGGTTACAACTGATCTTGGAACGGGCAGGCTGTAAAAAGGTGCGCTTTCACGATTTGCGTCACACCTTTGCCACCATGGCACTGGAAAACGGAATGGACATCAAAACGCTGTCCGCCATGATAGGCCATGTCAGCGCGGAAACCACGCTCAATATTTATAGCCATATTACCGACACGATGCAACAGCAGGCGGCGGTGCATATAGACCGCAAAATCGGCGGCACAGACGCCCAAATGCCGACGGCTCAGCCGTCGGCAAGGAAAGATACCGCCCCAATCGAATTCACGCCGTACAAGCCGAAAATACGCAAACCCGGGACGGGCTGTGTCACCATGATTAACGACCACCTGTATGAGGGCAGGTTCTCTCCGCACGTGAACGGGAAACGAATCGCAAAGAACATCTACGCTACTACGCGGGAGGAGTGCAAGGAAAAGCTCAAGGCGCTGATTGCAGAGATGAAAAAGGAGATTGCGGAAATCAAGGCGGGAGAGAAAGCGACAAATAAGGGCTGACCACGGCGGTCAGCCCTTAAAAATTGCGGTGCAGTAGGCAAAGAAAAGGCATTTAGTATTCAATGCTTTCGTTTGGCTGAAAAGCAAATTTGTATATTGTAGGGAATGCATCCTTGTTAACTTGCCTTGCCGCAATTAACAGTCCTCTAAGTCGCATACGCAAATTCGCATTTTCGGGATTTGTTTTTAAATCGTTGTAAGCAAGTATTATTTTTTGCCGCATGGAATTCTTTAACACCGGATTTCCCGTTGCATCAATAATAACACCAGTAACTAATTTAGGGTAGAGCTTTGTATACCGCTTAACCTTCTTCCTTGAAATCTGATAATTGTATTTTCGAATAATCGCAATGATTTTGTCTCTAAAATTCTTCGAAATACGATTTTCACCGGAAAAAGTCACATCATCCACATATACGGTCATGATAATGCCATTATCGTCTGCGAGTTTTTGCATTTCGTCAAACATTTGATGATTTACCAAATACGATAATATCTGGCTTGTTGGAGCTCCGGATATAAGATGATTATAGCTAGAAACATTCTTTCTTTTTAAAAATTCATATATCTCATCAATGTTTTTTGCACTTGATTTTCCCAAATCAATCGTTGTTAGATTGGTCAAAAACTGTGCGACATCCGGGGAACAAAGTAAATCTTCTGCAAAAAAGTGATAAACGGTGTCGCGAGTTATGGACGGAAAGAAAGCTGTTAAATCTATTTTGTATAGATTTCTTCGGTTATTTCCTAAATGAAATCGGGCATTGTCCGCATATGATTTGCCTTTTACCCCGGAAAAAACATTATCCGGAACTATAATTTGTCCCAGACAGTTTTTTATTCGCTTTTGAATAATTTTTAATTCCTCATGTGGAGGCTCAATCAAACGAGGTTTTCCCGATTTATCAATATAGGGAGAAACCAATGAAACAATATGTATCTGCCTCATCATTTGATTGTTATTTATACGAAGCAATCTCTTTAACAATTTTTTTGATTTTAAGCCGTAAAGCGGGCAATCTGTATATATCAAAGGCATAGTACCTCACTTTGTAAAAAATGTGCTGGTGTTAGCTACCAGATGCTATGTCGATGATAAAACGGACAACATCAACAAGCATTTCGGGACAGCAGAGTGATACAGCCAGTATGGCTGCTCCTGCAATTACGCTAAGCGCAATTACAACGGCAGCAGGGGTTTTGATTGGTGATTTGTTAACGTTGACATTAACTTCCACCTTGTTATCGATACCAACGTTGTTTACGTTGATAACGATGTTTTTGTCCGCCCTCTTCACGGAATTCACCTCCTTTGTTATTATTGGCCTTCGCCTAAGGCGAAGGGACTTCCCGTTCCGCCAATAACATTGGAGATATGCAGCCGTGTATCACTATTTTCGCACCAGCACAAATCCGACTTCCCAAACTAGCTTGATCCAGTCTGTTCTGCCTTTATCGTCAGCACTACTATTACGACTTATACGACTACAAACATACCGACCTATTGACTCTTAATAAGTCGGTGATATAGCGTGTATGAAGACGAACATGTGCCGCGAAATAATGCATCCATATCTAACGATACGATGCCGCTCATGTTTCCACGAACCAAACGAAGTCAAATCTGACCGCGCATACTGACATATGTATTATATCACAAATCCTGGCATAAATCAAGGCAAAGAAACAATATATTGCATTTGTCTGACAAGTTTTCATGTTAAAAAATTATGTTCATCCCTCAAAAATTGCTTTGCAGTAGGCAAAGAAAAAGCCTTCCGAAAAAAAAGCGGCTTGTGCTGTAACTATGGCACAAGCCGTTTTTCTGCCGTCAGGCGAATTTGCCGAGGTGGTGAATAAAAGCCGATTATAAGCAAAAAATCAGCCGAAAGTGGGGCGAAAAACCTCATTTTCGACTGATTTTTGGTCGGGATGACAGGAGTTGAACCTGCTTGGGCCAGTTCCCAAAACTGGTGGGTGACCGTTACCCTACATCCCGATATTCGGTTTTTTCTGTCAAATCCGTAAGTGGTCAAATCTGTGGTCAAAAGTTTTTTGCTGAAACACACGGCGGCGGAAAAGCGAGGAAATGCGAGAAAAACGGAGATTTTGCGAGCTTTCGGCGGTCGGCTTATGAGGCGGTCACACGCTCCCAAAGCAGGCGCGCTACCACCTGCGCTACACCTCGATACTGCAATTATCTGAATACAGCTTAAATATTATAGCATAATAAATTCCTCTTGTCAACTGCTTTCAATTTTGATTTTGATTTATGATTGTTGGTTTTAATAATGCGTTACAAAAAAAGCATAGTTTCCCGCTGAATAGGACGGATAGGATTTGTTAACAACAGAATTATAATGCATAATCCCACCTAGCCCACCAAATCCCCAAAAGAAAAACCCCCTCAATCGCAGTGACAGAGAGGATTTACGCATGGCTGGGATAGCGGGATTTGAACCCACGAGTGACGGAGTCAAAGTCCGTTAAAATCACTGGAATTGTGCTATTTAACGTTTTTATAACGCCTGTAAAATTGTCAAAAATCATACAAATGGCGTAATTATTGTCCAACAAAAAATCCCCCGACAGAGCCTTTTTGCTCCGCCGGGGGATAACTGTTTATTCAGCCTTTAAATCCTTAACGTACATCCATCCGGTAACATCAGTACCGATACCTATCAGCGCTTCCTTGCCGTCCTTTGACATCGTGATAACGTCAAAAATCGTCGTATAAACAAACGGATACGGTTCCGTACCATCAGAAAAAGTAGCACCGGCATTGACCTTGACCTTACCGCCAACCTGTACCGTCTTAACATCTGCTGACGGTGCCGGCTGATTAGCAAGATAAAGATCTGATATGTATATCCAGCCTGTCCACTGATCACCGATACCGATACGGGCTTCTTTGCCGTTGCGTGACAGCAGCTGTACGTCATAAACGGTGTTATAGACTTCCGAAAAAGGCTTTGTACCGTCCGAAAATGTTGCTCCTGCCTTTACTCTGACCTTGCTTCCGACCGTAATTTTCGTGCTTGTGGGCTTTTTCGTTTTGTAAAACAACTTTTCACCCATTAAGTATGGCAATGGATCTACATACTGTGTGCCATCGTTAATATCAAAGTGGAGGTGCGTTCCGTAAGAGTAACCTGTATTGCCTTCCGTGCCTAACACCGTGCCGGCTTTAACCTTCTGGCCAACCTTAACTTTTACACTACCCTTGACAAGATGCAGGTAACGGCTGTATATGCCGCTCTCGTGCTTGATGCGAACGTAGTTGCCTGCTGTATATGTATCGCTAAAGCCGTCAACAAAATTCTGCATAGCTACAACCTCACCGTCTGCTACTGCAATTGCGTTGCAGGCGTGACCTGCGTCATTGATAAAATCCATACCGTGATGCGTGCTGTAGGATGGCTCTCTCGTGCCGTAATCGGCTGTGCAGTATTCTGACTTGCTTTCCAGTACATGATACTTTAAATTGTACTTTCCGCTCATATTACTTATCCTCGCTTTCGTCTTTTTCAGTGCTGTCACCCTTGAGCTTCAGCTGTTTTAATACTTCAAGCATTTTCTTTGGTATCGGTATACCGAGCCCCGCCGCATTTTCCACAAGCGATATACCCTCGTTAGCAATAAAAAACATTGTCACTGCTGACTGTAATACCGGTGTACTGTTCAGCACATACGCATCCAGGACGTGTGCAACACCTACAAGCATTAAAATCAGTATCTTCTTGACTATGCCTTTAAAGCCAACCTCACTTGACACGTCTTTTCTGACAACTGCACACGCAACGCCGGATATGTAATCAAGCACCATGCACACGATCAGAGCGGCAAGCAAGGGCGTAAAATCGCCCCATATCCAGCCGATCACGCCGCCGATAGTCGCAACTATCGCACCGAAAATACTACTTAACTTTTCCATAATTTTTCCTTTCCGCCTATTAGGCTTCTTCATCTTTTCCCTGCTTTGCCAATATGGCGAGAGCTTCCTCACTATCGTCGGGAATCACCCTCGCTCCCTGCATAACTGCGTCCTCAGTTTCGATACCACCGAGGACAAACGTTCCGTCCGGAAATATCTGCATTTTCATCACCTACGCTCTCTTGTTAGTGTATTTTATCATAAATGACAGGGTTTTTGTTCCTGTCAGTGACATCGTAACGGTACCGTTCTCGATCTTCAGATGCTCGACAGAATCACCGACCGTCAGTACATCTCTGTCGTAGGCGGTCGCACTTGTCAGCGTCAGCACTATTCGATTTCTGATAGGGTTTGTATTGCTGTCATAGTACGGCTCAATCTCTACCTGATTGTAGCCTTCGCCGTATGTAGCATAGTCAAAACTTTTGGGTAAGTCCGCCGTTACAGTGCCGTATATAACTATATCCGTGTCACACATCCACGCTCGCCATATGTTATCGTCACACCAGCGTGTGTACGACCGCTTTCTGGTAGCGGACGTGTACCTTTGGACGCTGTTAAATGCGTCGGCATTTACATAGCGGATATTGTCAACAGTAAGCTCAAAAGGCTCATTTGCACTTACAGGGCGGTTTGTAATGTATTGAGCTGACGCCGATGTACAGAAATACCGTTTGCTCTTGCCTTTGTCATCGGCTGTATTTAACATCAGCGTGTTCAAGTCTACCGTCTGACCTGTCAAGTCTGAAGCTTTAAGATAATCCTTACTGTCAAGCTCGGATACTGTAGCCGCACCGACTTCGGTAGCAGTATACGCAGGCTTATTCTCGGTTTTCGTCCATTCGGGCATATCCGTAATATCCGACATATTATGTGTATGGTTCTTCTCTGCCGCTCCGACTTCTTCCGCTGTATACGCAGGCTTGCTTTCAGCCTTTGCCCAGTCGGATATCTCATCGGATTTCAGATATTCTGACAGGTCTATACCTGTTCCACCCGCCGCATTAAGTGCGCCCGAAATATAAAGGTTACCGGCATCATCTACCACTAATGCGTTACTTCGCCTGTCCTCACCGTAACCGTTTCCGATAACCAAAAGCGCATTGCTTGTTGTGCTATTATATCTACCCATAGCAGTCATGTGCTCACTTCTGGCTACAGTATAATATCCCGAGGCATGGCTATTACTGCCGCTTGCCACAGTTCCCGTACCCTCAGCATGTGCGCAACGTCCAATTGCGAAAGTATTCATACCTTCGGCGTGTGCACTTTCGTTGCTGGCTGTCGTTTCTCTGCCCTCTGCGTGGCTGTAAGGAGCAGTCGCTGCTGTCTTACTTCCTTCGGCGTGTGCATAATATGATTCAGCTTTATTACCGGAATAATCGTTGAAGATCTCACAATTCTTATCGCTGTTTGTATATTTACCCACACCGTCATTTCCGCCGCTTGTTGCTTTTTTCCCCACACCGTCAAGGCGCTTTTCTGTTTTACTTTTTACTTGTACCGGTGTTTTAGACTGTTCGTTTGACGCAAGTGTCATTTCCAAAACGGTTGCCGTTGCCTCATCGGTAAGCTCCGCAAATGCACAGCTGACCTTATGCGCTCCTCGATACTTCCATACCAGCGTCGTCGGGAAAAATGCTATTGTACGATTAACATCTATTTTTCCACCGCTTCCGCATAAAGTATCAAAGCATTCGATCGCAGGATTACCGTTAAAAGAAAATTCAACACGCCGCAGTGCTATAGTCATAGCGTCTGCACAGGATTGAAACGCCGATTTTCGTGTTTCTATCGACAACGACTGCAACAGCGGATTCTCGGGAATATACAATGTGGCTTTTCTTGCCGCTGAATCATCAAGCGTTGAAATGTTTGTATACACATACTGCTCGCCGTCAAATGTTGTTGAAAAATACTTCGTCAGCGCACGGAGATCAAAAAATTCCGTTCCGGTACGCTCGTAGCCCTCTACCGTATAATCCGGATCATATACAAGTGCATCGTCAACAGTTTTTGTTTTTTCCTTTAGCTTTACTATTTCGAGCTTGCCGTATCGGTTAATTCTCGCCGATGCCGCCATTATCGCACAGCACCACTCGATCAAATCCCTGTATGTCTGTATTTCTGTTGAAATTGTAGAATCTACAGTCAGATTGTCGTTGGGATACGCACCGAAATCTGTTGTTGCAAGTTCGATGCCAACATCTGCGGCGGCGTCTTTAATGTGCTGCTGTACAGTCTTTCTGCCACCTGCATACGCTGATATATTAACATCAAATCTTGTACTGTCATCAAAAGCCGTCAGCTTATGAATACTGCCCTTGCGCTTTGTAAGACTATTATCTACCGTGAATATTCCGAGCGGTACACTTTCCCATGTGCCGCCTGCAAGCAGTATTTCGTATTTCGGAGTAATGCGAGCATTAGCATACGACCGTGACAGAAAATCATCATCGTACACCGTTATATCAAGCTGATTTGTGTAAAACGTACCGATTTCAAAGGTATCACCGGAAACCAACTGTTCTTTCAGCGTAACGCTGTTGTTTAATATAAGATCATCGGTTATAGTTATCGTTTCGCCGCCGCAAAGCTTAATAGTGCCTGTAATACGATCGTTCCTCACTTTTTCTTTTATAGCTGCTGTGTATGCAGCTGACACATCAAGCATATAATATCACCTCTCAATATTCTATAAAGTTCACACTTAGATCCCACAGTGTTTCAGCTGCGGCATCGGCGTTAAGGACCATAGTTGCACTTCTGTCTCCGGCATACATTGTGCAGGTCTTTGTGCCGGCTGTAGTCGGATCGAAAAATGTCGCAGAAAACAAATCGGAAGAAATCGCATTTGCTATAGCGGAAAGCTGTGATCTGTTTACTCTCCACGTTACCTGTATCTTGTACACGCCCGCTCTTATGCGATTACGGAACATCACACCTGTTTCGCTTCTGCCACTGTCCTCACTGTCAAGGTCAGAGCGTTGTACAGCGTAAGAACGTGGCGAAATCGGCGTGAAGCTGCCGAATTTTATAAGTGTCTGCATATTAACTCCTTCCGTTAAGTCTGCGATTTCTGACAGCATTATAGCGTGCTACGGTTTCACCGACCGTATCTCCGTCTATATCGACCGTGACGTGTATATCTGCAGACTGACCGCCTGTACTGTCTGACATAGCCGAGCGTACAGCATTATAAATTGCTGTTTCTATGCTTGACGAGTTTGCAACTGCGGTACGGTTACCGATAGTGCCGACAAGCTCAGGACCTTGTTCGTTTGCTATGAATAAGTCGCCGTAGTCGGGGAAACCGCCGTCGGCGTATTTTTTTAACGCTAAAAGTCCTAAGCCACCCCAGGTATCCGGGCTGTTAATCTGCCCGCTTTTCTGCAGTTCTTCATACGCTTTCTGCGGATCGTATGTGCTGAACTGCTTTACCGCATAAAGTGCTTCGTTTGAGGTAAGCCCGTTCTTTTCAAGAGCCATGTTCCACGCCTCAGAAGGATCGTATCCGGAACGCATATATTCGTTTGAATCAAGCTGTGCCAGGCCTATAGAAGTTCCGTATTTGCTGGAAAGGTCTATTTCTTTGAGTTCATCTGCGTGTGTCATTTCGAAAAGTCCGGCACCTACACTCTGCCAGAAGTTAGACCAGCCTTTTCCGAGATCCCCGAAAAGTCCTTCAAACATACTGTTTATCTTTTCGAGTCCACCAAGCAAATCACCGTTAGCAAAGGCGTATATACCCTCTCCGACATCCGTCCAAAAGTCAGACCAATCTTCGCCCAAATCACCGAAAAGTGATTTAAACTTGTCATTAAGCCGCACCAGAGCATTGTACTGCTCCGTTTCGTTGCCGTTGAAAATATTATAAATATCTTCACCTACACCTTTAAAGAAGTTTACAAAATCCTCACCAAACAAATTTTGTATTCTGTCTGTCAGATTTTTAAGTCCGGTATATTTTTCATCTTCATCTCCGAAAATCAAAGACCATATATCCGAACCAATATTTACAGCTTCGTTGAAACCATCTTGAAAAAGCTTAAAGCCATCAGTCGTCAGCCAATGCCACACTTCTTTCAAGCTGTTATAAATGCCGTCAAAACTGAAATCGAAAGACGTGCCGTTAATCTGCTCCTGCACATTGCTCATTGCTTCTGCAAGGCCCTCCGCATTCTCAACATCATCGCTTGACACCACGCTTGAAGCAAGCGTACCTGAATTTCCCGACAGTCTGTTAAGCTCGTCAAAGCCCGCAAGACTGCGTTTTACGCTGTCTGTAAGATTATCTGTGCTTTCTGCGACATCAACAACGCCTTCTGCCGCTTTGTCTGCCGCTTCATTTTCTTTTTTCAGCTTTTCGGAATTGTCGTCTATGCCCTCAGTGCCTTTATTCGTGGCTATGCCAAGCAGTGCCAGCGCACCGACTATTATTCCTATCCAGCCCATCGTTGCTTTTAACGCACTCGCAAAGGTAAGTTGCTTTGGTATAAGTATACCTAATATCCCACTGTAAGCCGCTTTTGCCGCCGTCATCAATCTTGTTGCCGCTGTTACGGCAGGTATTGCCACAGCCATACCGATAGCAATTTTCAGCATTGTCTGCTGTGCAGGCGTTGCCGCTTCAACCTTTGCCTGTATATTCGAAACAACGCTACCAAGCCCTCCGACAGCTTCTGCTACCGTCATTATCACGGGCTTTAATGCATTAAGTGAGCTTGACAGCACAGGGAGGACGCTCTGAGCAAGCGGCAGGAGTGCTGTACCGGCTTCTGCGGCAAAATCCTCAAGTTCTGCCTTGAACGTCGTAAGCGCACCCGAATAGGTATCGTTTTCCTTTGCGTAGTTTCCTGCCGCATATTCCGACTTATCAAGGAACATCTGCACAGCGGCATTGACCTTCTGCTGTGTGGTTTCCAGCTTGCCAAGACCTTTTTCCTGTGCGTATATCTGCAGGTTCGTGTCGTTTATGGCAACACCGAGATTATCCATCATTGTGAAGTTGCCCTTAGCCATACCTGCAACCGCTTCCATTGCGCTGTCAACGGGTATGCCCATAATACTCGCCACATCAGACGCTCGTTGCATAGACTGCGTTACCATGTCGGCCGACTGTGCCACAGAAAAGCCCGAACCCTGAAAAAGTGATCCCATTTTTGTGGCGGTCGCAAGGTACTTGCTCTGTGAAAGTCCGAGCGAAGAAGCGGCAGTTTCTGCGGTTTTCTGAATTGTCCCGGCATAATTCTTGAATACCGACTCCGAACCGCCTATGTTCTGCTGGAGGTCACCCGCAAGGCTGATAGCATTCTTTATCATTGCACCGAAGCCAAGCGCAGATAATCCCGAAGCAAGTGTCTTAAAAGCACTCAGCGTTCCGGCAGAGGTGTCTTCCGCCTGCTTTTTTACATTCACAAGGTTTTCATTCACCATTCGTATCTTACGATCAAAATCATCCTTGTTTGCACTGACTATAACGTTCAGTTCTTCTACTGTCACTTACTGTACCTGCCTTTCGTAGCCGCCGCATATTCAGCCATATTCTGCTTTGATAACTCCCAGTCCGACACGGGTATTCCCTCCGACTTATCACGTCCGTACAGCTTAGGAAATGCCTTTTCTATGCTGTACGGATATTGCCTTGGAGCGTTGACACCGATGGCAACAAGCTGACCGATGCTATAAGCAAAGGCACACATCAAGCGTTCGTTAAGCTCGGTGTGTGCCTTATCGTATTCATTTTTTGCCTGTATCGCCTGCGTTATTTCCCGTACCGATAAGTCCCAGAAATCTTTATGTGTTATTCCTGCCGTCAGTGCCGGGCGGTAAAGATTTGCAATCAGCTCTCCTGCACTGCTCCACTCTCTGCCTTTTCTGCGAGCGTCAGCAGTTTTTCTACCTGCTGACGCTTGAAAAAACCCGACACCGTAAGCGTCTTGAAGAGTATTTCCGCCATATCCGAAAGGTCGCCGCCTGCGTCTATGTAATCGTCATAGATCTCCTGCGCCTTTCTGACGTCAATATTCGCCTGGAAGCGATTTAATGCACCCCACAGATACAGCGTTACTGTTTCGAGCTTGTCAAAATCCGCCATACCCGCAACAAGCGACTTGCCTGTTTTCTTCTCGATCTCGATTGCCGATGAAGCCGAGATTTTGAGCTTGTACTCGGTATCACCGATTTTCAGTGTTTCATAGGGTAATCTGTTTTCTTCCATTTTAATATCCTCCGTTTAATTTTAAGCATAAGAAAAGCACACCCTCTCAGATGTGCTTAATAAATTTTATTTTTCAGCGCAATTACAGCACTGTGTCGCTTCCGCCCGACATATGCTTGTTTATATAATTGACTATCTTGTCTGCTTCATACTTCTTATCTTTATTGACAGCCACAGCTACCGTTTTTAGCTCACCGTCGCTTGTATAATTTATTATGATAACATATTCAGTCACATTCTTAGGTCGTGATGCGATAATTGCACCCGGAACGCCGAACAGTAACGCTCCCGCAACGGTCGAGCCTGCAGAAGCTCCTTTGAGTTCGGAGTTCGTTTTCAGCAAAGCAGACGTTATTTTTTCTGCCTTAAGAACAGAATCTTTTTTGTTTACCGTAAAAACTACCCTGTCGCCAAACAAGGACAGCAAACATTCGCACTCCCCCTGTGGCAATCCGTACAGTGCAACACCGTAGCATTTTACAATGAAACGTTTAGATGAAGATGTACTTTTACCGCCCGACTTTTTCACTTTCCTAATCCTGTAAACACCATAAAGCAGGAAAAGCAGTGCCAAAGCGAGCATTACCGCACCGACGGTTCCTTGATTGCTGAAAAAAGCGAAAAAAGAAGCGATTAAAAGTATTGCTCCGGGTATAAAACAAACAACAGCTAATACAATAAATATTCCCTCCGTGATACTATATTTTTCTTTATAATACCACGAAGGGTTATAAATGTCAAGTTATGCCGCAGTTACGTCCTCAAGCTCTGTAAGAGGTGTGCTTCTGAGCGTGAATTTCAGCGCCGCATTGACCTCTGCCGCAGAACGCTTTACCGACACCTTTGAGCTCCACTGATAGCCCGTATTATCCGGATAAATCAGCTTGAACCACACGGTTGCGTTCGATGTCTGTAACGCTCTCAGCGTGGAATACGCCGCCGCTACGTCCGCTTCCGACACGGCAGGATTTTCATCTTCATCGTTATAAAAGAACGTGAAGTCCAGATCGCCGTAGTCCTTGACACCGGGTATGTAACGCTTCGCACCGTCCGCAAGGTTCGTTACATCGACCTTTTCGGGATCACCGCCCATATCGGGAGTTGACTGTAAGCCGTAAAGCGTCTTATATGTGCCTGTCTTTGTGTCGGCATACTGTAATTTTGTGCCTTTTGATAACAGTTCCATAATAATTTTCCTTTCTTATCAAGGGTTATAAACCCTGTGATTTAACTCATCTATTTTTGCGGAAAACCGCATACATTTACGCTGTAATTCGCCGTCCGGCATCATCTGCCCGAATATACGGCGAAAGCCTTTCGACACCATTACAGCACTTATCTGTGCCGACATATCGGCTACAACAGCAGGCGTGTCCGCCTTATCCCATACATCAATCTGTACCGTGATAACCGACAGCCGCTCCGCACCGTGAAGTACGGTATCGCTCTGATTTGCTATCTCACTTAACGTAATGACAGGAAAATCGGCTGTGGTGTCGGGGAACTGCAATTCCACCGGGCCTATATCGGCAAGCATATCAGCAATTGTGGGTATAATATCTATCATGCCATTGCGCTCCTTATTGCTCTTGCAAGCTCAACCTTGCAGGACTTGAAAACATACTCCCTGTTGCCAAGCAACGCAGGATAAAGATACGGTTTCGGCGGTGCGCCGTTCGTTATATGCCAGTTGCCTTTAGCGTCCTTGTATCTCCACGGTTGCATCGTGTGAGGTACACCCGGTGCGCCGTGCTGACCTGTGCCGAACTCTACAAACATGGCATATTCAACGTTTGTGCCGACCGCCCAGACCTTAGGCTCAAGGTGTTCTGTAGAGATACTGCCTTTCAGCCTTCCCGTATCATACGGGCAGTTTACCTTTGCGTCACTCTTTATCTTCTGAACGCCTTTACCTATGCCCTTGTCTATTGCCGCATCTACGCTTCCGCCGAGCCGTCTGAGCTTTGCCATTAAACTTTCAAGTCCTTCGATTGATACTTCCATGCTTATGTCCTTTCTGCCGTTGCGCTGTCGTGCATAGTGTAATGTGCGACAGAGAGTATCTTATAATCTGCTCCGTCACACCTTACTATATCTCCGACTTTAAGCGTGTCTTTATCCGTTGTTGCTATCGTCAGCATACCGTGTATTCTCTCGCCGTACAGCTCGACAGAAACACTGTCGGTTACCGGCTTTACAACGGCGTTTACAGTCGCTGTCTGTTTAAGCTCTGATACCGTTCCCACATAGTCGCTTTTCTTTGATACCTTGCGATACACCGCAAGCGTTCTTGCATCAACCGTCATCATTCGCACGGATAACACCGACCTTTCTGGGATAATTCTGTAATCGTTTCTGTAAATCGGGCGGCAGATCGGATACAAAGGAACGGGAAATACCGCCCTCGCTGCGAGCGGTTTCTCCCTCTGCTCCCTGTCTGTTATAGGCGATAATTGCAAGTTCTGTCTGCACACTAACAAGCCTTGCAGGCATCTCATCTCTGCCGATAACGTCAAGGATAGTGTCCTCTGAACTGTCAAGAAGCACAGCAAGCAATCCGTCCTGCTTTTCATCGGAAATACCAAGACGGATTTTAAGCGTTTCCAGTGCTGTCATTGCGTTTCTCCTTACGATGTTGACTTAGGCAGTATCTTAATGCCGGTCAGCACACCTGCTTTTTTGGTGTTCTTGAGCGCAACACCGGCGATAAGCTCAACATCACCTTTCTTTACCGCTCCGGGAGCTGTAAGGTCGGGCATATAAGAGGATATTACCTTTGTACCTGTAGGCGAAATACCGTGAAAAGCGTCAAGACCTATCTTTATTGCGTAAATATCCGTTGTACCGTAAGCGGTAGTTGAAGGCGTTGTTGTGTCAACAATATCTACCGAAGCCGTACCGTTGTAGTATTCACCGCAGTCGAGCAGTGCTATACCGTTGTAGTATTCAACAGGAGTACCGAATGAATCTTCGTTTCTGCTGTAATAGCCTGCTCTCCTTGCACACGCTCTGAGTTTTGCCAGCATTTTTCCGTTCATAAGGAGCATATCGGGCTTGCCGTCAAGCAGTGAAAGGAAGCTGTCAAGCTCATCAAGGAACGCATTATAGTTAGTATCGGTAAGCGCCGATGTTGAAAGGTCCGCCGTTGACGTTACCTTTGTGTCTGCTGTTGAAAGTATCTTCTTTAATCCGTCAAACGTGCCTGTTACATAGCCTGCGCCCGAAGCGGCAGATGTGCCGTTAATAACAAGGTTCGTAAAATAGTTGGATGTTGCCTTTATCTTCTGCTCTGCCTGGAATGCGAGTTCATCAACTGCGCCGCTTGTGTTGGCTATAACTCTGTCAACCTCAAACGAACCGCCCATGATTACCGCTTCCGTCGTTTTCTTTTCTCTCTTTGCTTCGCTTGCCGTGTACTCACTGTTTATGGTACGCACCGAAGCGGTAGCAGGTGTTTTTAGCTGTACATATCCGTATGACAGCGTTGAACCGTTAGTGCCGGGTGAAATTGAATTGTCAAATACAAGTCTGTCAAGGAGAAGGCTTGAACGTCTGAATGTGTCGATTACCTGCTGATCCACCTTATCAGCCATACCGACTTTTGCTTCTGCAAGTGTGATTGCCATAATTTTTTACCTCTTTCTGATTATTTCCCTGCCTGCTTCATTCTCAGGGCTTCGGCAAGAGAGGCAGGTTCAGCTTTGCCCTTGCCCGATGCACCTATTTTCGGTGGATTGCCCTTCATTCTTTCGTTGACCGCACTTTCAACGGCTTCGGCAAATGCCTTGCTGACCGTTTCAATGCTTGTCTTGCATTCATCTGCACCGGTATAGTCAAGCACAGCGGCAAGCCCTACGGGAAGTCCCTTATCCGCAAGCTGTACCTTAGCTTCCGCCATAAGCTCACGCCTTGTAACCTCCGCCTCACGCTTTGCAAGCTTTTCCTCAGTCTGCTTACGCTGGTACTCGGCTTTCTGCTCTGCGTTCATTTTTTCGAGCTTCTTCGCCTCCGAGAGTTTCTCGTCTGCGTCCTTCTGCCACTTTGTTTTTGCTGTTTCCAGTGCCTTGCTTACACGCTTGTCAAACTCAGACTGCATATCCTTGTCCTTTAACATATCGTCAAAGGTTGGCTTCTGCGATGCGTTATCCTTAGCGTCACCGCCGTTATCGGCAGTCTGATTGCCGGGAACGTTTGCGCTTGCGCCACCGTCCCCCTCGCCCTCTGCGAAGTGCTGTAAGCCGATGAAAATTCTTCTGTTGTTCATGTTTCTGTCCTTTCTCCGCCCACCGTGTTCATTGCCCACAACGTTCGGAATAATTTGTTTTTGGGTATAAAAATACCGCTCCTTTCGGGGCGGTAAAATTATTAAGTTTTGTGCAATCAATTGCACACGGGTATAAGAAAACCGCTCACTGCTGTGGGCGGTTAATTATGCGATTTTCTGAATTATATCCGATAATGGAATCAATGCCGTATCATAATCCCCATCGGTGACTATATCAACGACAAAATCATTACCTAATACATCAACTATTGTTCCTTGTCTGCCGTCTTTCAGCATAACAGTGTCATATAATTCAAATTTCACTTTTGGTCACCTTCTTTTCAGTAACATATGCACTCGTAAGTCGCGGTTCAGTTGCGCCGTTTTCGATAATCCAGCCCGTACAAACATTGGCTTGCTTGCCATTCGGGCCTTTAATTTGCATTACATACTCGTATAATTTACCGTGCTCGTTTGTTTGCTTTAACTTAAGCAAACTCTGATCAAGATTGGCGGATATGTTATCAATAAGTTCTTGATAATTCTCCATAGTATATCCTAATGCTTCTTTAAAAGCCCTCGCTTTATCAGGCTGTTTCACAGGATCCAAAGCATACTTTGTAAACTTTTCTTTTGGTATTATAGCAAAATGCTGTAAATCAATACGCACACTTACTTTTTTCTTTATTATACCACTCTTCCCTACTTTGTCAATAGCTCTGCCTTTCATAAAAGCCACATATTCAGGATCAAGCTTACTTATTTCTCCCTTTTGCAAAGCAACAAAGCTCTCGGCAAAGTATTCAGATTTACTAGCTGTGGCATAGCCTGAAAGATTGCCAGCATACTTGCTCATTTGCGAACCGATAAGGTTATTTGTTTTTGCATCAAATGCCTGCCATTGAACGTGATGTCCCATCTCATGAAGAAAATAATCATGCACCGAGCCATCACCGACTATTGACCGTCCTGCCTGCTTATAGCGTAGCGCAAGCTCTTTTTCTGCGCCGTTAAGAGTATCAATGCTGCTCATTACGGTATTCCATGCGTCTTTAGCCTGTTTATTATATGCCGCAAGCGTTTCTGCGTTCTTCAGCACATTTTTATTGATATAAATGCCCTGTTCCACCGGAGAATAAGCCATAACCGCATCAGCACCGGAGAATATCTTTTTGCCCTTTGCGGACAGAGGATCAATAGCCTTGATACCGCTTATTTTCGAAATGTCATACTTATCAAACAATTCTTCAAGCGCACGATTTATTTCATTTGCGTTTTCAAGAGAAACTCCCTTGAAATCAGCCTTGCCCTTAAAAGTTTTATCTCCGAACTGCGCCTCTATAAACTGCTGAGCATAAGCCTGTGCTTCTTCAATACTCTTTGCCGGTGTAAAACCGGATACTGTTTCTTTCGCAAGCGTTACAACAGTTTGAGTTGCTTTACCCGCACTTCCTGCAACGTACCGCCACTTGCCGTCCTCGCCCTGCTGTAAGTTCCGCTCCCATTCGTCAAAGTCAACATCTGCGCCTATCTCATCGCAAAGTTCCGCAAGCTCTTTATCAAGATCCTCCTCGCTCGGCAGGACAGGGAGCGTTGTAGAACGGCAGAACGGGTGCATAGGCGGAAGATTTACACCTGCCTGTGCGCTGTTACGCTTGAACACCTTACCGTCAAGCTCACGG